GTACAAGAATTAAATAACACCGAAAGAGGCGAAGGCGGATTCGGTTCAACTGGAAAATAATATGAGTTTTTTCGCAAACGATATAAACAAAAGAGAACATAGTTTGTGGGTGGAGAAATACCGCCCACAAACACTTGCTGACTATGTTGGTAATGAAACCATCAAAGAAACAATTCAGCAATACTTAGACGCAAACGATATTCCACATTTACTTTTATACGGAAAAGCCGGTACGGGTAAAACCACACTTGCAAAGTTAATTGTAAACACAATCAAATGTGACTTTATGATTATCAACGCATCGGATGAAAATAATGTGGATACTGTTAGAACAAAAGTTAAGAACTTTGCATCATCGGTTGGATTTGCGGGTTTCAAAGTAATCATCTTAGATGAGTTTGATTATATGACACCAGGAGCACAGGCAATTTTAAGAAACTTAATGGAAACATTTAGTAAGCATTGTCGTTTCATCTTAACCTGTAATTACATTGAGAAAATCATTGACCCCATTCAAAGTAGATGTCAATCTTTCGCAATCACACCTCCGACTAAAAAGGATGTAGCAGTTCAGGTAGCAAAGATATTAGATGCTGAAAAGATTAAGTATGAACCAAAGAATATGGCCGATGTGATTAATTCATATTACCCAGACATTAGAAGGATACTTAATACTTGTCAATTACAATCAGCAAAGGGAGAATTGAAGGTAGACCATAGAGTAATGGTTGAAGCAAACTTTGCAACTAAACTTATTGACCTTTTAAAAGAAAGTGACGATAAGAGAAATATGTTTATGAAAATTAGACAGGCAGTAGCAGATAATAGATTAAACGATTATTCAGAAATGTATACAATGTTATACGACAAAGTAGATGAATACGGAACAGGAAATGTAGCAAATGTGATTTTAACTATTGCAGATGGTCTTTCAAAGGACGCATTGGTTGTAGATAAAGAAATCGTATTTATGTCTACAATTATACAAATATTAAACATAATAAAATAATGGAACAACAACAACAATTACCACCGAATTTTAATTTAAATGACGCAAGAGATATGGATTGTGAATGTGGTGGAAAGATTTTCTTACCAGGTTATAGATTCAAAAAAATTAGTAGATTATTAACAGGTGCACCCCAAGATTCAATTATGCCGATTGAATTATATGTATGTGCAAGTTGTGGTAAACCTTTAAATGAATTACTTCCACAAGAACTACAAGAAACAAAAATCATAGAATAATGGCACAAAAGTTATTTGACCATATTAATGCAATAACTACCATTCAAGACCCAAAGTATTTTGATAAACTCACCGATGAGGATTTAAAAACTTGGAGCAACTTTATGATTAATAGATTTTTATCAATGAAGCCTGAATGGGTTGAATTGATTGCATCTATATTACCCTTAACTCAAACTCTTTCTCCAAAAGAAATGTATAGTTTGTATATTAATGTTATTCCAAAGGGTAAATACTTTTTGAAATATATTAAGGGAAAATCAGAAGATAAATATGAACAATTTATAGTAGATTTATTAAAAAAAGAATACGATTGTTCAGAAAATCAAGCAATTGAATATTTAGAGGTACTATATTCTACAAGAGAAGGTAGAGAATATCTTAAATATGTTTGTGAAAAATATGGTATAGATAAAAAACAAATTACAAAACTGAAACTGAAAATTTAATGGAAGAAATAACTTCACAATCGTATTGCAAATTTCCGTTTGTTCATATATGTTCATTAGCAGATGGGACTACAAAACCATGTGGTATTGCAGACTCTTTTGAAGGTGGTATGAATTTAAATGAACATACAATTGAAGAAGTATATAATTCTCCACAAATGAAGCAACTTCGTAAAGATATGATTGAGGGTGTAAGAAATAAAGTATGTAATGTATGTTATAAAAAAGATGATGCGGGTGAGTATAGTACTAGGCAGCTTTATAATGACAACGAATTATGGCAACATCCAGTTGTAAATGAAGATTATAGTGTTGATTCAATTCAACATTTTGATATTCGTTTTTCTAATTTATGTAATTTTACTTGCCGAATGTGTGACCACGGGTCATCTTCAAATTGGTATGATGCATATAAAGTATTTGGTTTCCCAAAACCAACATCAAAAGTTATTAAATTGAGAGAAAATATACTTGAAGATTTAATACCTCATATGAAAAACATTAAAAGTTTTTATTTTGCAGGTGGAGAACCATTGATAATGCCCGAACATAATCAGATAATAAAGTGGTTATATCAAAATTTACCAATAGATGAAGATGCAAGATGTAGACAATTGAGACTACATTACAACACAAATTTATCTATATTAAAATTTGAATCAACCGATTTAATAAAAATGTGGAAAGGATTCAAAAGAGTATTTTTATCAATTTCTTGTGATGGAGTACACGAAGTAGGAGAATATCAAAGAACAGGATGGAACCATGACATATTTGTTGAAAATATGAATACAATTAAAAAAAGTTTTGTAGTATCTTCTACTAGAACTGGTGATAAAAAAAATTCAAGTGAATTGATTTATAATTTTCAATATACAACTACTATATGGAATATGCATCATATATTTGATTTCATTAAATTTATGAAAGAAAACAAATATATAAAGACTTCTGAAAATATTGATTTTACATATGCATGGTCTCCTGATTATTGCTCTATAAATAATTTTGAACCACATATAAAAGAAGAAATGAATTTGTTATTTAAAAAAAATATGAGATACATAAAATCTGAAAAAACAAAAGCAGAATTTAATGGTATACTCAAATTTATGAATACAGAATCAACTGCAAAACCAGAATATGTAAAAGATTGTTCTAAAAAAATGGATATATTAAGAGCTCCATTAGAAACCCAAATAATTAATTTAGTATAATTTGGTAAATCAAATTATTTGTCGTATATTAGATATAATATGGCAAGAGTATCATTTTCACAATATAGTATGTGGCATAATTGTCCACAACAATACAAATTAGCATACATAGATAAGTTAGGTGAATCATCATCTAATATTCATTCAATCTTTGGAACTGCAATGCACGAAACACTTCAAAATTATTTGGAAAAATGTTTAAGAATATCAAAGTCACAAGCTGACAAAATGATTGATTTAAAAGAGTATTTAAAAGAAAGAATGAGAGATGCATATCTTAAAGAAACCGAAGGGGAAATAGGAAATACTACAATATGCACCAAAGAAGAAATGGTAGAGTTTTTAGAAGATGGGAATGTTTTATTAGATTGGTTTCAAAAACCGAAAAACTTTAACAAATTCTTTTCGTTAAAATACGATGAGTTGGTAGCAATTGAACAACCTATAAACACAAAGATTTCAGAGAATGTAAACTTTATGGGGTTTATTGATTTGGTTATTAGAGATACTTTTACAGGCAAATACAAAATCATTGACTTTAAAACTTCTACAAGAGGTTGGAGTAAGTACCAAAAATCAGACCCAGTTAAAAGTGCACAAATCCTTTTATACAAAAAGTTCTATGCAGAATTATTAAATATTTCCGAAGATGTAATTGATGTTGAATTTATCATATTAAAAAGAAAGGTAGCAGTAAGAGAGGATATCCCAACACATAGAATCAGTAAGCATATACCTGCAAATGGTAAGGTATCGGTGAATAAAGCCTGGAAGGGTTTTACGGACTTTGTAGAGAGTGTATTTGACAAAGAGGGTAATTATAGAACGGATATAGAGTTTCCAAAAAACGCAACTAAACTATGCGAATGGTGTGAGTTTTTTCACAGAGGATTGTGTGATAGAGGATTAAAAAATTTAAATTAAACAATATATATTTTAAAAGTTATGGCAAAAAAGAAGATTCTGTTATTATCAGATGATTTAAGAATGGCAAGTGGTATTGCCAATGTTTCCAAACAATTAGTTATGGGGACTGTTGATAAATACGATTGGGTTCAATTAGGAGCAGCAATCAAACATCCCGAAGCAGGTAAAGTTTTAGATTTAAACGATAGTGTTAGAGAAGAAACAGGTGTAAAAGATGCAAGTGTTAAAATATATCCATTTGATGGTTATGGTAATGCAGATGTAATTCGTCAATTATTAATGATTGAAAAACCTGATGCAATCTTACACTTTACTGACCCGAGATATTGGTTATGGTTATATGATATAGAGCATGAAATTAGACAATCAGTACCTTTATTCTTTTACCATATTTGGGATGATTTACCAGACCCTAAGTACAATAGAGATTACTACGAAAGTTGTGATTGGATTGGATGTATTTCAAAACAAACCTATGGTATTACTAAACGAGTTTGGAGTTGGGATAAAGAAAAACATTGGACTAAACCACAAGATTGGCAAGTAAGTTATGTACCACATGGTATCAATTCGGATTTATACAAACCAGTAGAAGTTCCAAAAGATTTTAAAGAAAGTATATTTGGAGATAAAGAATATGAATTTGTTCTTTATTGGAATAATAGAAACATTCGTAGAAAGCAACCATTAGATGTAATATTTGCATTTGATAAATTCGTAGAGGCATTGGCACCTGAACAAAGAAGTAAAGTATGTTTATTAATGCATACTCAACCGGTGGAAGAACATGGAACAGATTTACCAAGAACAATTGCAGAATGTTGTTCACCTGAAACCAATGTAGTATTTGCACCAAATAGATATACAGAAGCACAATTGAATTATCTTTATAATATAGGTGATGTGACAATCAATGTTGCATCCAATGAAGGATTTGGATTGGCAACTGCAGAATCAGTGATGGCAGGAACACCAATTATTGTAAATGTGACAGGTGGTATGCAAGACCAATGTGGATTTAGAGACAAAGGTACGGGTAAGTTATTGACTGCAGAAGATTATGTAGAGATTGGTTCACTACACGATAGACATAAAAAAGCAGGTGTAGTTTGGGGAGATTGGGTTAAACCAATTTGGCCAGTTAGGTCAACCACAGGTTCGGTTCCTACTCCATATATCTTTGACGATAGAGTTGACTTTGAAGATATTACTCCTTTAATTATGGATTGGTATAAAATGCCAAAAGAAGATAGAGACGCAGCTGCATTGAAAGGTAGAAAGTGGATGTTAGGAGATGGTATATTGAGTAGAGAAGCAATGTGTAAAGAATTAGTCGATGGTATGGAAGGAGCATTTGAGAATTGGAAACCAAAACAAAAATTTAAATTAATAGAGTTATAGTATGAAACCAACATTAGTATTTCAGGCACCAGTAGCAACTAGAAGTGGGTATGGTGACCACGCAAGAGATTTATTACATTCTCTTTATAAATTAGATAAATTTGAAATCAAAGTAATTAGTACTCGTTGGGGTAATACTCCAATGGATGCACTTAACTATGACAAACCATTTCATAAGTGGATAGTTGATAGTATTATTCCAAAAATAGAACAAAAGCCTGACATTTATATTCAGGTTACTGTACCAAATGAATTTCAACCAGTAGGACATTATAACATCGGTATTACCGCAGCAATTGAAACAACACATTCACCATTAGATTGGGTACATGGTTGTAATAGAATGGATTTGATTATAGTACCATCGGAACACTCAAAAAAGAGTTTAGTAGATAGTGTTTATAATGAACAAGATAATAATACAAAACAATTAATAGCACAACATAGAATTCAAAAACCAGTTGAGATTCTTTTTGAAGGATTTAATGAAAACTTTGGAACAGATGTAGTTGCACATGTTTCCGAATTGGATGCAATCAAAGAAGATTTTGCATTCTTATTTGTAGGACATTGGTTAAGAGGTGATTTAGGAGAGGATAGAAAGAATGTGGGTATGATGATTAAAACATTCGCAATGGCATTCAAAAACGAAAAAGTTAAACCAGCATTGGTATTAAAAACAAGTTCAGCAGGATTTAGTATTATTGATAGAGAAACTACAATAAAAAAAATAAAAGAAGTATTGGGAAAAGATTACAAATCAGTTCCAATTTATCTTTTGCATGGTGATTTAACTGAAACAGAAATGAATGGTTTATATGAGCATCCAAAAGTAAAAGCAATGTTGAATTTTACAAAAGGTGAAGGATTTGGTAGACCTCTATTAGAATTCAGTTTAACGGGTAAACCTATAATTGTATCTAATTGGAGTGGACATATTGATTTCTTAAAACAAGGTGCAGTTTTATTAGAAGGTGAATTAAAGCCTGTGCACGAATCGGCAGCTGACCAATTTTTATTAAAAGAATCACAATGGTTCAATGTAAATATTTCAAAAGCATTGGCATCTATTAAAGATGTTTATAAAAATTATAACAAATATAAAATAGAAGCATCTAAATTGGGAAAGTATAATTTGACAAACTTTAGTTTAACAAAAATGACAGAAGGATTTGATAATATTTTAAATCAGTATGGTATTTATACTAAGATACAACCTAAATTTCAACAATTACAATTACCAAAATTGAAAATGTTAAACAAATAAAATGGCATTACCAAATTATACCAAAGTATATCAAAGATATGTTAAAGGTAGAAAAAGAATGGGTGACCCTCTTAAAAATCTGCAGAGAGGTGGATTCTATCAATTGGTAGAATACGATTATGTAGATGAAGAAGATTCAAAAACTTGGTCAGCAGCAACATCACCTATAATATTTATTTTATATGTTTCAGGAGCTAATAAAGATGATTTAGTTCATTGTATAAAAATATCATCAATTAATCCACAAACCATAAAGCGATTATTTACACAAATGATAGATGAAAAAGATGGTGAATTAGACCTTGGTAAAAGTCCAAAAACATTTTATGATAATAAGATGAAACATATGAAATTTTTTGCTAAAAATTTTTATAGAACATATAAGACATCACATATTAGAAGATTTATTGAATTGGATATGGATATTGAATATTTAATTCCCAAGTCTAAACAAAAATATGTACAAAACGGATATAGAACATATAGTAAAAATAGAGGAACATCAAAAGATATAGATGTTACTCCTAACAATAAAACAAAATAATTATGAATACAGTTTGGTCATTTGGAGATTCAATGACGGCCGCACTAAAAGCTGAAGGGCCATATGGAATGTGGTTGGGTAGAGATGCAAAAGATACTGCAACATTTGTTGCTGAAGAATTTGGATTTGAATCTAAAAATTGTGGACATGGTGGTAGTTCCAACACAGGAATTTTTCATCAATTTATTTCACAATTAAAAAATATACAAAGTGGTGATATTTTAATATTTGGATGGACGGTTATAGCTAGATATAGAATAGCAGCTATTCCTGATAAATCAAATAATAAAGCAAGTGCATCTTGGAAAACAATATGGGCCCAAGGATTGACAAATATTCCTGAATACGCATGTGTAGATGGTACATACATAACAAAAGAAATTGCTGAACAATTGATATTAAATAGATGCGATTTTCAAAATTTATATGGAAATGAAGTAAATGAGTGGATAGATTTTATAAACGATTGGGCAAAATTAAAAGGAGTAAAAGTTATTCATTGGAGTTGGTGTAATAAAAATATCGGTGGTGAACAAAATTTAAATTTATCATTTGATGTTGTAAATTATACTGATATGCGCGAAGAATCAAAAAATGTAATAAAAGACGGTCACTATGGTGAAGTTGGATATAAAGAACTTGCAGATGATGTTATAAAATATATAAAAAATAATTATGAATAGTAAAGAATTTACACTTTGGCTAAAAGGATTTACGGAAGGAGTACATGAATTTAATATTACTCCAAAACAATGGGATTTATTAAAAGAAAAATTGGCAGAAGTTAATGATGGAACTCCTATTGGAGAAGGTGGATGGGGAATACCAAATACTACTCCAAATATAAACCGGTTTCCTAATTGGCAACAACCACATATTTCACCATATCCAAACGACTCATTTAAGGTATATTGTGATAGTAGTAGTGGTTCATTTGGAACTACAACACCACCATACACATTGACAACAACACCTGGATATGGTCATATTACAACATACAATCCTGTTCAATTTGGTACGGGTTCATTTTCTACAACAACAGCAACATCACTCCCATTTGGTAGTAATGTGACTTATACAAATGGTGGAAACGATATAAAAGATTAATATGAAAATAAGTTACGCAATAACGGCCTGTAATGAGGTAGAAGAAACAATTAGATTAGTAGGACAATTATTAAACTACAAAGAAGAAAATTCCGAAATAGTAGTTCTATTAGATACACCAAAAGCACCTGTTGAATTATTAGAGTATTTGGAACTACAAGCAAACGCAGACCATATCACACTTATTGAATCAGAATTTACAAATGACTTTGCACAATGGAAAAACTTTTTAAATTCACATTGTAAGGGTGAATGGATATTTCAATTAGATGCGGATGAGTATTTAACACCGGATTTGATTGTAAATTTAGTTGACATATTAGATACAAATTTAGATAAAGACATGGTAGTTGTTCCAAGAATCAATACAGTCGAAGGATTGACAAACGAACATATTCAAAAATGGGGTTGGAATGTAAATCAAAAAGGTTGGGTAAATTTCCCAGATGTTCAAACTCGTATTTACAAAAACTCTGACAAAATTGGATGGAGTGGTAAAGTACATGAGAGAATAGTTGGATTTGAATCTTACACATCATTTCCCGCAGAGGAAATATATTGTATTAGGCACCCTAAAACAATTGAAAGACAAGAAAGACAAAATAACTACTACGATACTTTATAATGGTTCACATATATTATCACATATATGCAATTGATGGTGTTGAATCCATAATAGATGAACAACTTTTTTTAATTGAAAAACATTTTGATTTTCCCTATGTACTAAATGTTGGTATTGCTATTGCAAATGAGAATGTATCTACAAGCAAAGTATTAGAAAAATTTACAAAGCCAAATCATAAAATTAGAGATATAAGAGCTCAAGGAAATGAATTTGTAACTTTAGATTTAATAGAAAACGATAAAGAAAAGTTTGGTGATTCCAATTATATTTTGTATATTCATACGAAAGGTGCATCTAAACAAAATGGTGAAAGTTATAAAAATATACAAAGTTGGAGACATCTTATGAATTATTTTAATATTGAAAAAGTAAAAAATGTATTTAAAATATTTGAAAAGACACAATTTAACACATATGGTGCATTATTTAATAAGTTTTATATGGGTAATTTTTGGTGGATGCGAGGTGATTATGCAAAAACAATACATATTGAAAATATTGATAAATCAAATAGATTCCAAGCAGAAGGAATGTATTTGAGTAATAGTGTAGATTTCAAACCATATTCTGCATATAATATAGAATCACAAAATCCATATATTTTTGAATTTAAAAGAGAAGAATACGCAAAATGAAAATAACATTTATATTTGACTATAAAGGAGAAGAATGGTCTATGCCATTAGCAATTCGTAATGAATTTGAAAAAAGAGGTTGGGAAACGGATATTGTTCCAATTCCAAACGGAGATGATTCTCAATTGCAATTATGGATTCAACAAGATATTCCAACCGATATTGTTATGTTTTTGGATTGGGGTAGATTTGATTCACCGTATTTAAATAAATCTCTAAAGCCAAATGCATTTTGGATACAAGAAAGTGGAGATGACCCACAAAATTTTGCAAGAAATTATGTAAAAGCAAATCGTTTTGATTATACAATTACACCAGATAAACAATCGGCAATAGATTATAAAAATAGAGGTGTAAACGCAGAATGGATAAATCATTTTGCAGATACAGCAACCCAATTCCCCTTAAATTTAAAACCTGAATTTACAGCAGTAACAACTAGAGGACCGGGTAACTCTGAATTTTTAGATTATTTGACAAGATGGGGTGAAGGCGCGATTGGTAATAAAAACGGAATGGGTGCAAAAGAACATACGGAATTTTTGAATAGTGGATTGATGGTTATTCAAAATAGTAGATGGGGTGAAATTACCAGAAGAATATTTGAAGGAATGGCGTGTGGTAAATTAATTATTACGGATAGATTGCCAGATAGAAGAGGACTGAATGAAGTGTTTGTTGAAGGTGAAGAAATTATTCTATACGATAATATGTTTGATTGTATTGAAAAGATAAATTATTACGCAGAAAACGAAGAAGAGAGAGAAAGAATTGCACATAATGGAATGAAAAGAGTATTAGAAAATTATACACAAATACAAATAGTAGATAAATTAATAAAAGAATATGAAAAGAACGGACATAATTAATGCACTTATACAAAAATACGGATATAAAAATTATTTAGAAGTTGGAACACAAGACCCAACATCTAATTTTGATTTAATAGATGTAGAACATAAAGTTTCAATAGACCCATTTCCAAGAGGAGAAGTTACTTTTGTAGGAACATCGGATGAATACTTTGAATCAATCACAGAAGATATAAAATATGATATTATTTTTATAGATGGATTACACCACAATGACCAGGTATTAAAAGATATCGAAAATTCATTAAATCATTTATCAGAAAACGGAACGATTGTTTGTCACGATTGTCTGCCAACAACGGAAGATATGCAAGCTAGAGATGACCATGGTAGAGAATGGACTGGTGATGTATGGAAAGCAATTGCCGAACTGAGAGTTGAAACTATTGATTTGGATATTAAAGTAGTTGATACCGATTATGGGTGTGGTATCATTCGTAGAGGAACAAATATACCATACCAAACAACTGATAATTATAAAACATATTCTCACTATTCTATAAATAAATGGAATATGTTGAATATTATATCACCTGAACAATTTATGCAATGGTTAAATATAGCGTAATTATACCAACACTTTGGAAATCAAATAGAACTGATAAATTATTAAAAGATTTAGAAGAGTGTCAATATGTTGATGAAATTATTATTATAGATAACGCATCAATTTATGAAACTGATAGAACTATTGATAAAATTAGAATGATATCATTTGGTGAAAACATATATGTTAATCCTGCATGGAATAAAGGAATTGAATTCGCAAAAAATGAATGTATTGCATTGTGTAATGATGATATAAATTTTGACCCAAATATATTTGGAGTAGTTACTGAAAATGTTTTAACATATAGTGGTATTATCGGAATGGGAGAAGCAAATTATAAAGAACCAATTGATGAAGAAAGAGGGCCTTATATTGATATGTGGCAACCTGGTGTAAACGATTGGGGTTGGGGTTGTTTGATATTACTTAAAAAATCAGATTGGTTACCAATTCCAAATGATATTAAAATTTGGTATGGTGATAATATTATTAAAGATGTAAATTCGGTAAGTAAAGGATGTTTACGAAATTTTAAAGTAGAAACTGAAATGTCCACAACATCCGATGAAACTATTTGGGATGAAAGAAAAAAAGAAGATTATAATAACTTTATAAATTATTTAAGAAATGGACAAGTTACCAATTAGTATAGGAATATTGTCATGGCATAGTGGGCAAGTATTAGTAGATACATTAACCACATATTACGAAAGTGGTTTATTTGATATGGTAAACGATGTTACTATTCTATTTCAAGAAGTAACACCACAAGATATGGAAATTGCAAGACACTTTGGATTAGATTTCATTGGTTTACAAAAGAATATTGGAATAGGCCAGGCATTCATTCGTTTAACTGAAAATGCAAAAGAAGATTATGTTTTAGTTTTAGAACATGATTGGAATTTGATTGAGGATAAAGAAACTACATATAATATACTAAAGAGAAGTTATCAGGCAATTGAAATGGGATTGGATGTAGTTAGATTAAGACATAGAGCAAATCCAGGTCATCCACATTTTTCATTTAGACATATTGGTAAAGAACTTACTTATTATGATGATGAAATTGGTGCAACATCACCTCATCTATTAGATTCAGTACATTGGTTAGACCCATCGGTTCAATTTCCAGATAAAATAAATAAATCCGAAGATATATTTTGGACAACATCTAGATATGGAAATTGGACAAATAACCCATGTATCTATAAAAAACAATTTTATTTAGATATAGTTAAACAATTTGCAGGAGATGGAATTGCATTGGAAGGAAATATTGGTAAATGGTGGGTTAAACAAGAATATAAAGTAGGACACAACGAAGGATTATTTAAACATAATGATTGGCAAAAATATGGTAGATAAACCATTTATAATTAGTATATCCGGCGATTCTGCTTCCGGAAAATCAACTATTGCAAATTTTATTAGAATATATTATGGGTATGATAATACTACTTTAATATCTGGAGATGATTTACATAAGTGGGAGAGAGGTGATGTAATGTGGAACGCAATAACACATCTAAATCCACTTGCAAATAATTTACAATTGGGTGATTTACAACTCATGTCTCTTAAAGAAGGAGCAAAAGTATTAAGAAAAGTTTATAATCATAATACAGGAAAATTTGACCAAGAAATTTGGGTTTCACCTAAAAAATATATTATAAACGAAGGATTACATTCTTTTTATACAACACAATCCGAAGAACTATCTAATTTAAAAATATACATTGATACCGATGAAAATCTAATGACTGATTTTAAAATTGAAAGAGATACATTGGAAAGAGGGTATACAAAAGAAGATGTTATAGAAACCATATCAAATAGAAAAAAAGATTCAGAACATATAAGAAAAATTCAAATTGAAAAAGCAAATGTGATAATCAAATTGAGTAAGTTAAATGGTTTGGATATCGAATGTAAGACCGATGTTGATTATATGTTATTT